GTCGTCGTCGATCCAGGCGGTGCGCGTGATGGTGACAGCCATGGTTCAGAATGCTCCTTGCCGGAGTAGCCGCAACATCTCCTCCGCGCTAAATCGGATGCTCGAGGCCTCGACGGTGTAGGTCGGGGGCAAATTCGGGATGTGGAACTGGTTGACGCCGACGCGCTGGATCAGGAAGTCGCCGCGCAAGTTGATCGGCGGCCCGAGGTTGACGGTCACGGTCGCGCCCGCGATCGTGTTCGTGTCGCGGCAGACGTAGGTGACGGTAATCACGCCGACCTGACCCTCGCTGTCGAGTTCGGCGAGCAGGTCGAGGCGCGCCTGACAGCGTTCGACGCCCTCGACGTACCCGAGCCGGCCGTCCTGCAGTTCGTCCTCGATGATGCCGTCACTGCCGGGCAGCTGCGCGCGCACCGCGGCCTGGGCGGCGAGGTCGTCGACCTGGACAAAGAGGTTGACTGGGTCGCCCTTGAGCACCGTGTATTTGATCACGCCGAGGCCGGTGGTCGGGATGCCGGTCAGCATCGCCGCGGCGACGGCGGTGGTGTTGTAGTTGATGGTCGCGGTGATCGCGCCCGGGCCACTGGCGGGAATGCCCAGCAGCGCGTTGCCGCTGATACCGGTGTACCGGATGTTCTGGGAGCCGACGACGGCCCACCCGCCCGAGGGCAGGAACGCGGCGACCGACGCGCACGGCAACGTCGGCGAGCCCGCGAACACGTTGCCGGTCGGTTGCTGCAGGCCCGAGGTATCGCTGACGGGCACGGCCGCGCCCAGGCTCGCGTCGGCCACCGCGTCGAGGTACGCGGTCGTGGTGTTGTCGGCGAGCGTGGTCAGCAGTTGCAACGGGGTCACGCCGGCCTGGGTCCGATACAGCTTGCGCGCCGTCACCGCGGCCGCGCCGACCGGAATCGCGCTCAGTTGCACCTGTTCGGCGTGCGCGGTGCCGACCGTCAGCGCCGCGGCGCCGAGGCCCGCGTCGGTGATCGTGTCGGTAAACGTGGTCGTGACGTTGTCGGCAATCGTCGCGACGAGTTGCAGCGTCCCGCCGCCGGTGTTCGCGGGCGTGCGGTAGACCTTGCGCGCCGTGACCAGCACCGAGAGCGAGACCGGCAGGCCCGTCAGCGGCAGGCGTTGCAGCGTGGCGGTGTTGACGGTCGGCGGCGCGACGCCCAGCGACGCGTTCGCCGTGGTGTCGTTGTAGGTCGTGGCGCTGTTGTCGGCGATCGTCGTCAGCAATTTGAGGCCGGCGCCGCCCGAGCGCCGATAGATCCGGCGGCCGGTCACCGACGCATCGCCGCGCGGAATGCTCGACAGCGGGATCGTCTGCGTCAGCGCGGTGTTCCCGCTCGGCAGTCCCTGGTTGGCGACAAAGGTCATCCCCGCGCCGAAATTCGCGACGCTCGTGACGCCGTTCGAGAAATCTTGTTTGTACAGATACGGCGTCCCGTTGTGCGTCATGTAGCCGTAGACGCGCTTGCCCGTCGTCCCGGCCGGGCCGATCGGAATGTTCGCCAGGTTCACGTCGTTGGTCGGCGGTGTGCCGCTCACATCGCCATAGGTGTGATACAGCAGCGCGGGGCCGGCGTTGGTTTCGCCGTTGGTGTTGAGAAACGTCGTCGCGAAGAACCAATCCGTGTTGTTGAACAACATGTTGTTGGCGGCGCCGACGGTCGAGGTCATCCCCGGGCCCGGCGCGGCGAGGACGCCGGTCGACCCCTGGCCGCTGATCGGGCCCGGCACCGTCTCGCCGGTGGCGGTCACAAACGAGACCGCGTAGTCGTGCGCGCCGGCGGTGACGGCGCCGCCGTTGACGGCGGTCCCCGGTGTCAGCGTCGTCTCCGGCCCGGCCGTAAACGTGTTGCTCGAGGTCGTCGCCCGCGGCCCGGGCGTGGTCTCGCCGGTGGCCGTCACGAAGGACACCGCGTAGTCATGCGCGCCGGCATCGGGGCCGGTGCCCGCGATCGCGGCGCCGATCACCGGCGCGGTCGCCGGCGGCGCGAACGTGCCCACCGTAATCACGACGCGCGGCCCGGGCACGGATTCCCCGGTCGCCGTCTGGAACGTGACCGCGTACCCGTGATCGCCGACGGTGACGCCCGTGCCCTGCGCCAGCGCGACGTTCGGCGCGCCGGTCGGCGACGCGCCCGGCCCGACCAGCGACCCGCCGCCGCCGACCTGCAGCCCGCCATACGTGACGCGCTGCTGCCCGACCAGCACGGTCCCGCCCGCCGGCAGATACCACGCGGCCGTCTCGACGGGCAGCAACGTCGCGCCCGGCGCGAGCTGCTCGAGCGCGTTCGACCCGCCGAAGTTGCCGAGGACGCGCGTCGCGACCTGCGACAGGTCGCGCGTGAAGGAGATATTCGCCAGCGACGGATGCACCGCGTTCACGATCGTCGGGGGCGCCAGCGCGGTGTTCTCGTAGAACAGGTGCACGACCTTGGCGAAGTCACAGAGGAAGTCGCCGCCGACGCGCTTGGCGAGCTGCGTCAACGCGGACGACAGGATCTGTTCGGTGAACGTGATCTGGTCGAGGATCTCGGCGCCGATGTCGGGGTCGACGCGCAGTGCGTAGCCGGCGGGCGCGTAGGTCAGCAGGCTCGCCGCAATCGCGGCCACCGAGGCGCCGGTGTAGTTCCCCGACACCTTGCGGCGGTCGAGCGCCCAGGTGTAGTCGATGCACGCCACGTCGTAGAGCATGTTGGCGGCGACCGGCTTGTCGCCGACGTACCGGTGCCGTGTGCTGAGAATCGTGCCGCCGAACTCGCGGCGATCGTTGTTCTTGCTGCCGAACGTCACGACCACGTCGCTGCCCTCGACGGGCACCCAGCCGCGCGCGGTAAACGCGAGCGTGACCGGCGTGTTGTTGATCGCGTCCGACTTCGTCAACGACTCGGCCAGGATGCCGACGCCAGTGCCGACGACGCCCGACCCGAAGTCGATCCCGCCGATGTTGATGAACGTGCGGCTGCCGACGTAGTTGGATCGCGTGGCGCCCGAGCGCGCGACATTCGACAGCGCATACAGCGGGACCTTCGCGCCCTGGAGCACCGGGTACCCGGAGCGCGTGGCGCCCGATCGCGCGATGCCCGAGACCGCGTTCGTCAGGATCATGTGCCGTACGGCAGGCGCACGCCCTGCCCGCGCATCAGATTGACCTGCGCGTCGGCGACCGCGCGCGCGATCGCGTCCGCAGTGCCGAGCGGCTGCGTGATGTAAATGTTCGTGACGTGGCTGCCGCCGGCGGCGGCGCCTGGCGTCACGAATCCACTGGCGCCGGGGGTGAAGATCTCGGGCGCCTTGCCGCCGCCAATCAAGTACGACTGGCCGGCGACCACGGGGCCGCCGCTGTCGCGCGTCTGCACGTATGGCATCCCGCCGAATTCCCCGACGATGCTGCGGATGTTGCTGGGGTTGGCCTGCTGCGCCGCGTTGAACGCGTCGAGGCGGCCCTCCACGGTTTCCCAGGTCGCCGTCGCCGCCGCCGCGGCGACCGCGACCGCCGTGGCATCCGCGGTGGCGCTGTTGCGAAACGCGCTCGAGGCATTAGTCGACCGCGTGAACCCCTGCTCGTAGGACGATCCAATCGTGTCGGCCGCGGTGGTGCTCGCCGACGCCGTCGCCGTGATGCCTTGCTGCATCGCGTCCTGCGCCTGGGCGTCCTTGAGCGCCGCCGCCAGGAAGGCCTCATTGGCCGCGTCGTCGGCTTGTTTCTTTTTCAGCGTCGCGACGATCTCGTCGTTGGTCGCCTTCAAATTCTGGTCGGTGATCCATTTGCGTTGCTTGGCGGCGTCCTGCTCGAAGGCGGCGGTGCTCTGGAGGGTCGCGCTGTATTCCTCGAGCGCGATCTGCACGGCCTTGACTTGCTGCGCGGTCAGGCCGTACGCCTTCGCGAGATCCGCCTGCGAGACGCCGGCCGAGAGGTAGTACGTAATCGCCTCCGCGACGGTCCCGTCGACCGTGTCGAGCGTGGTCTGCCACCCGACCGTCTCGCCGTTGATCTTGGCGAGGATGTCGATGTTGGCCTGGATCTGGTCGTTGAGCTTTTTGGCCGCCTCCTTTTGCAGGTCGAGCGATTCGGTCAGCGTGGGCATCTTGGGGATAAACGCATCGACGGCCGCGTGCCAGGCCGTGACGTACTTCGCCGCGTCCCCGGCGACCGGCGGGATCGCCGTCGCCTTGAGGCCAAACGCCTCGGCCGCCAGGGCCGCCTCCCGAAACGCCGCCGACAGGAGACTCAGGGGGCTCAAGACCGTCCGCACCGCGTCGGGCAACAGACCGTACAGCCCGAGGAGTTTCTCGATCCCGGCGACATAGGTCGACAAGACCGGAATCAGTTCGCTGCCGAGCGACAGGCCCAGCGCGGAGACATGCACCTTGAGCGCGTTGATCTGGAACCCGAACGCCTCGGCATCCTTGGCCTGCTGCGCGGTCCACGGTTCAATATCGGCGGTGCGTTTGAGCCCCTCATCGAGATCATTGAGCGCGTGCGCGACGTCCCGATAGCCTTTCCCGAGCACCTCCGTGCCCGCCGCGGCGCGCGCCGACGGGTCCGCAATGCCCTGCAGGCCGGCGGTCACCAGCTCGAGGTACTTGTCGGGGCCGGCGGCCTTGAGTGTCGCGGTCGAGAGGCCCATCGCGGCCAGGCCCCGTTGAAACGCCTCGCTGTTCTCGCCCATGCGCTGTTCGAGCTTGAACACGACGTCCGTGAGTTGGTTGAGGTCGGCCCCGATGACCTGCGAGGCATTCGACAACCGCGACAGCGCCGGCACGCTCATGCCGGTCTTGTCGGCCAGGTCGTCGAACTTCGCGATGACCTCGGCTGAGTGCGACCCGAGCTCGAACAGCGCCGTGCCGAGCGCGATGACACCGCCGGTCAGGCCGACGGCGGCCACGCCGACGCCGCCCAGCGACTCGCCAAACTGCGTCGCGACCGTCGTCGCGGTGCCCATCGGATCGCTGATCGTGCCCTTGATGTCGACGCCTTCGCCGATCTTCGACAGCTTCGCCGCGGCGGTATCGGCGCCGCTCTCCATCCCCTTGACGGCGGTCGTGGCCTTGGCCGCCTCGTTGGTAAAGGCGCTGAAGTCGGCGAGCAGCGTCCCGGTCAGGGCCATCAGTCGGCCTCGGGATGGTTCAGGTGGTCCACGAGCACGTCATAGACCGCGCGCGGCAGCGCGTCGACCCACTCATAGCGCCAGCCGCCCATCGCGCGGCAGATGTTCATGGTGCTACGGACTCGGGTGCGAAAGACGTCGTCTTTTTTTTTGCGTCGACCGCCGCCTGCTCGGCGGCCTCGTGTTTGTCCAGCGCGGCGGTGATCTCGCGGACCGTGTTCTTGTCGAGCGCGCCGATCGTCGCGCGCCGGTCCTCCTCCGGCAGGTCGAGGTCGTACGGCAGCGGCTGCCCGTTGAGCCCGACCAGTGACCAGCTCACGAGATACGCGATCGCCTTCGCAAACGGTTTGCGGTCGACGAGCGCGGTCAGCAGCTCGAGGTACTGCCCGGCGTTGAGTTCTTTGTTGACGTCGAGGTAATCGCCGTCCGACAGCGGTAACCGTACGACTTCGGGCGCGACCACACGACACCGACTCATTCATTTCACCAGGGATGTCGGCGGCCCGAGCGTCGCCGTGAGGCGATGCGCGTCGCGCGCCAGGGTGGTAATCGGCCAGCGCCACTCGCCTTTCGGATGTTTCGCCGAAAAGACGAGCGGCGTCTGCGCCATCTTGAACGCGTCGGCGAGCACCACCGTCGCCTGCAGCGTCCACACGGTCAGCGTCTTGTCGGTCGGCGCGACCGTATAGCCGTGGATCGCCGCGGCGGTGTAGTGCCCCCACTTGATCGATCCGATGTCGCCCGACAGCACGCCGCGCCTTTACGGATGCGTCCACGGCCCCGCGGCCACGAACGACCCGGTGATGGTGACCGAGCTGTTGGCCGGGCACGAGATCTTGCCGTCGAGCAGTCCGCGGCCCGAGAAGTGCGGCGGCGTCGAGCCGAGACTCGTCGGGTACAACTCCAGGTACGGCGCGACCGTGCCGAAGATCACCGAGAAAATCACCAGCCCGTCGACCGGGTCGTACTGGCCCCCGAAGGTCCCCTTCAGGTCTGGCAACCCGTCCACGTAGACCTGGTTCGTATCTGCAAAACAGGTCACTTTAACGTGGTCTTTCGCCATGTCGAGATCCCATTT